ACTATCTTGACACTGCCCGTGATTATATGAAATCAAAAGATGACGGTGACGAGCCAGTTAAAGAAGCCGGTAACTACAGCGCCAAGCGAGCAAGAGCAGGTGCGGACATTGGCAAGCCCGGCAAGAAGCCAGACTTTTTAGACATGGACAAAGACGGCAACAAGAAAGAGCCAATGAAGAAGGCAGTTGCTGATAAGAAAGCAGGTCCAAAGAAAGAAGTTGAAGAGACCACAACTGCTGGCTCTGTAGCTACTGCTCCTGCTGAAGGTGGCAAGAAAACCAAGTCCGGCGTCCAATTTGGCAAGGGTGTGTATGAGGGCGCATTGGCTGAAAGTTTTAGCAGCAAGCTAAAGACCATGCTGAACGAAGAGATCAGCATGAATCTCTCTACAAACAGTAACGGAACCAAGAGCTTGACTGTTACTGCCACCGATGATGATGCCATGCGCCTTGCGGAAATTCTCAAGCTGGCTGGCATGGAATCACAAGCTCCGGCTGGAGACACTGCAGAAGCATGCGGTGCTTGCGGCCAATCACCATGCGGCTGTGATCATATTGACGAAGACGACCATGCTAACAGACCGGACACAATGTATGCTGACACAGACACCATGGTCATGAAGCTAGCAGGCGGACTTAACGGTCCCAAAGTACAAGTGAATCCCAACAACATGGCAGACAACCCGTTGGCAATGAAGCGATTAGGAGTCAAACAATCACCCCAGGTCAATCTTGGTTCGGCGGATATCGGCGAAAGTATCGAGAAACGCCTGTGGACCATTTACAATCGTCAAGACACCTAATGAAATCGTTACAAGAGTACATCACTGAAGGTCAACAACGGCTGGCTGGACCGGCCGTTGGGGACAGCTTTGACATTGAATTAGACTTTGATCAGCTGATCGAAAGTTATATAGTTGATGTAGTCGAAGACGGAATTGTACTTAACGGTGATGTAGACATGATGCAACTGCTTGAGTCTGCCGGGCACCAACTGGAAACTATTCGTCGTTATGGCCCAGTTGGTGCTGGATATACTAAAGAGTCCGAAGCAGACGATTCTCGTACAGATGTTAATCGCCTGCGTGCATTGGCCGGGTTAGGTAAGCAATCAGTTAATGAAATTGACCAAGATGAAATGCGTCTAGTCGACAAGCAGATACAGGCTGAGCCGATTGTGCCGATTGGTCCCATGGACGAAGCTGAATATCAAGGACGCGAAGTTTCTTTAGGCAAACCCCAACCGGGCGATGTCAAGAAGAGTAAAGTTTATGTTCGTGGCCCAAACGGCAATGTGGTCAAGGTTAACTTTGGCGACAAGACCATGCGCATCAAAAAATCAAATCCTGCCCGTCGAAAAAGCTTTCGTGCACGTCACAATTGCGACACTCCAGGGCCAAGATGGAAGGCACGATATTGGTCGTGCCGTGCATGGTAAACACAAGGAAAATTAAAAATGGCACAAGCCAACGTATATACATCAGCAAGCGCCCAGGCCTGGTACACTGACAAGGCACGTATTGCCACTGGGACTACTTCTGTAACTTATCAGATTGATCTGATATACCCTACAGCAACTGGAAATTTGTTTTCGGCCCCGACTCTAGTCCCGCCTAATTCATCAGAAGATGTATTTGTGGGAGTAGGGAACAAAATTACAATTGTAGGATCAGGATTTACAGCGCAAGAAGTTGGAACCACAACATCTGGTTCTTACGCAGTAAGACAGGTCTAACAATGAGAGCCCGTGAGTTCTTTTTTGAGGCAGCCGCTGCTAAAATTTCCAAGCGTGAGAAAGCAGCAACTCGTGGGTTAAATATTTTTTCAAAGAAAATAGACAGTTATGACAGACTATATGATTTAAATCGTTTAATGATGGCTGTGGCTTGTAGTGATGGAATAAACCCAATAGAAATGGATAGTGAAAGTTGGGTAGGTAAACACAACACTGCACACCCTTACACCAAAGAAGAACAAGCCATGCTCAATTTAGCATATACCGCTGCCGGCCTAGCACATAAAGATTTAAATAACGGTGATATGGATAGTGAAGAATTGCCCAGTACAAATATAAAAAGCCCAGTGGTGGCATTTAAAGGATATCCAAGATGAAAATCAGTGATATATTACGTCAAGTAGCCGATGCAATGGATACGCAGATGAATCAGGGACAGCCTGATGACCAATTTCAAAATCCTGCAGAATTAAACACTGTTGACACTGGTATTGCCGTAGACGTGCCCAATAATACAGATTATGGCTCCGATAATGCAGTTATGATCCCACCGCAACAAGTTGAGTTTGAGTTGCTAAAGCGGGCCGCAGGCCTAGTCAATCCAGTTGAAGACACCGAGTGTGCTGATACAACCTTGGATCAACTACGTAAAAATGCCGGTATTCACATGTCGTCGCCGGTAATAGCACAATACTGATTTGGCCGCGTAGCGCGGATAATAATATAGCACAGCAACTATCCATTAAATAGATGCATGGAAAACCGTTACTGTGCAGCCCCTTGGCGCGGCCTGCACATCAATTTTCGTGGAGATGTTAAAACTTGTTGTGCTGGTGATCCCAACATGCTGGGCAACCTTGATTCCTCATCCATTGACGAAATTCTGCAAAGCCCCAAGCTACACGAAATAAGACGCACCATGCAATCTGGTGTCCTACACCCTGAGTATTGCAGCAACTGCATCAAGGCCGAACGCTACGGCACCAGTGAACGTGACTGGCACAACAACACCAATCTGGATTTTGACGTGGCCACAGCGGCCATAGATGACCATCGGCCCAGCATTATTGATGTACGCTGGAACATTACCTGCAACCTGGCCTGCAACTACTGCGGCCCTTACTGCTCCAGCAAGTGGGCAGCATTGATGAAGTTTGAATACCGCAGCGGCGCCCGCCCTTACTACGAACAAGTGTGTGAGTACATTGAGCAACATCGATCCAGTGTACGCGAAGTTGCCTTGGTGGGCGGAGAACCCTTGTTGCTGCCCGAGAATGAACGACTACTGGATGTCATCCCAGATGATTGTGTTGTGACCCTGATCACAAACATGAACATAGACTTTGATCGCAACGCAATAGTTAAAAAACTACAAGACCGAACACGAGTGGGTTGGAGCATGAGCTTTGACAATATCGGTGAACGCTTTGAATACGTGCGCTATCACGGCAAGTGGTCAGTAACACAAGACAACGTGCGTCGTGTGCGACAGTTTATGAACACAAACGGGCACTGGGGCGGAGTACATGCAGTGTATAACATATACAACTGTACCAGACTGTGTGAACTACGTGCCTGGGCCGATCAAGAGCAAGTGACTATACAGTGGCAAACATTATATCAGCCCGAATATCTTGACCCGGGCCTACACTCTGCAGCAGTACGAGAACAAGCACTGCTGGAGATAGCTCGATATCACACACTGTTTGAACTTAATGAAGCGGAAAAATCATTTTTCTCAGCAGTGAGCGCCAGGATATACACTCCGCCTCTCACTACCCTGAGCAAACAGTTCTGGCAACACATTGACTCGGTAGAGAATAAGTATCACAAGACTGATGACCCTCGACGATTCCGTGATCTTTGGCCAGAGTTACAGGACCTAATATGAACAAGCAACTCAAACTAAAGTTTTACTATGACCATGTGTTAAGTTCGGTGTACTCTGAGGGCGAAAGTCCGTTCCATCAGCAGATAACAAAAGACGTACTAACACGATTTATTGATCCCGAGCACGTGCCCCTGGATGCGCGAATCATCGACCTGGGCTGCGGCCCTGGGTACTTTTTGTCTGAGATGCGAGACCGTGGCTACACCAATACGCTGGGCATCTCGCTGAGTCGGGAAGATATTGAACTGTGCCAACGTAATGGTCATGCGGTGCGGCTGTCAGATATGAACTTTCTCGAAGAACGAGATGAGTCTGTGGATTTTCTTTTTTGTCGGCACAGCATTGAACACAGTCCGTTCCCGTACATCACGCTGCTGGAATACAATCGAGCACTAAAGCCCAATGGCCTGCTGTATATCGAAGTCCCGCAACCAAATTGTGAGATCAATCACGAAGGCAACCGTAACCACTACAGTGTGCTGGACAAGAAGATGTGGTCTAACCTGTTGCAGAGAACCGGGTTTGAAGCCACCTGGTATGAATACGAGTTCCCGGTGACATTTACTGACGGTCGGGTGCCTGCCTCTTCTATTGAAAAGTATTACATTTTTGTGTGTCGTCGTAAAATGGCAGTTGATATCAAATGAGTAAAAATTTAGATAACGTCTTAATTAAAAGTCCGCACGCCAAGTCTACCTACTCCCAAGCACACATTGAGGAATTTGTCAACTGTGCGGATCCGGTAGGCGGACCTATCTACTTTTTAGATCACTTTTTCTATATACAGCATCCAACAAAAGGACGGATGCTGTATCATCCGTTTGAATATCAGCACAGGTTGATCGATACCTATCACAACTATAGATATTCTATCTCAATGATGCCAAGACAGACCGGTAAGTCCACCAGTGCAGCTGGCTACCTGTTGTGGCATGCTATGTTTGTGCCGGACTCTACCATCCTGGTTGCTGCGCACAAGTACACCGGTGCCCAGGAAATTATGCAACGTATTCGATATGCATACGAGTCTGTGCCTGATCATATCCGTGCAGGTGTAACCAGTTACAACAAGGGCAGCTTGGAGTTTGATAACGGTAGCCGTATTGTCAGTGCCACCACTACAGAAAACACCGGCCGGGGTATGAGCATCTCTTTACTCTATTGTTTAGATGGAGAGACAACTACAGTCAAAATTCGAAATAAAAATACTTTAGTTGAAGAAGATGTTACACTAAAAGATCTATTCATGAGACTGTATAGTCCTGCAAAAATTATTGAGTCACTCAATAATTTATTGAGTGACTATATGAATCAACTGTACATTAGTAATACAGAGTATGAAATTTTAACACCAAACGGATGGGAAGATTTCGATGGTGTTTTTTTAAACAAGAATACAAACAAAAAATCTAGAGTAGTGCATTTTGAAGATGGTACATTTATTACTGCTACCGAAGATCATTATTTTTTTATCGATCACAAAAAAACAAAAGTATGTGATTTAATAGTAGGCAAAGTATTAGATTCAGATACTGGACATAAAATAATCAAAATAGATGAAACAATACTAGAAGATACCTACGAAATCTTCAATGCAAAAAATCATGTAATTATTGCAAATAAAATTTATTCGCATCAATGCGACGAATTTGCATTCGTGCGCCCCACAATCGCCAAGGAGTTCTGGACATCCATTAGCCCTACATTAGCCACAGGCGGTAAGGCAATTATTACCAGCACGCCCAACTCGGACGAAGACCAGTTTGCGCTGCTGTGGAAAGGTGCCAACCGTTGTGAGGATGAATACGGCAATCCTACCACAGTTGGACAGAATGGATTCAAGGCTTACCGTAGCTTTTGGAATGAACATCCGGATCGAGACGAGTCCTGGGCCCAACAGCAACGTGCTGCCTTGGGCACAGAACGCTTCCGGAGGGAGATGGATTGCGAATTTATTATCAATGATGAGACGCTTATTGCTCCTACCAAACTGATTGACTTACGTGGCATTGAACCCTTGTTCAAGACCGGAGAAGTACGGTGGTACAAACAGCCAGTCAAGGATAGAATTTATACCGTGTCCCTGGATCCAAGTCTAGGTACAGGTGGAGATCCGGCGGCGATCCAGGTGTTTGAAGCCAACACTACTGAACAGGTGGCCGAGTGGAGACATAATCGTACTGACATTCCTACTCAGATTCGAATCTTTACCAACATCATTCAGTACATATACGACATTGTTCGAGACGACAAGACAATTTACTACTCGGTAGAGAACAACACTATTGGCGAAGCAGCCCTGATCAGCATTGCTGAGTACGGAGAAGAAAACATCAAGGGCTACTTCCTAAGTGATCCTCAACAAAGCGTATCCCGGAGAACACGCAAGGGCTTTAACACCACACACAAGCCCAAGCTTGCTGCTTGTGCTAAGTTAAAGAATCTGGTCGAGACTGATAGAATGAAGATCAACAGCCCGTCTCTTATATCCGAGCTCAAGAACTTTGTTGCTGTGGGCACTAGTTATCAGGCCAAGATAGGGGAAACCGACGATCTTGTAATGTCCACCATACTAGCGGTACGCATGTTGCAGGTGCTGCAAAGCTACCACCAAAATCTTGACGAGCAAATGCGGGATCACCAGGATATTTCTATCGAGCCGTTGCCGTTCATTGCTGCGTTCTAACAAGCATAGTATGGCATAAATATTATTATGCAAAATTCTTCTTCACAAACACTTTATGATTTGCTGATAACGCAGGACTTTGAGCCCGAGGCACTAGATGCTGCAGGCAAGTCTACCGGCGACATTGAAAATGCAAAGATGTTCAGCTTTGATTTCAAAACTCCCAATAAGAATTACGGTACCGTGGTAATTCTTATTGGCCCAGAGAACGATCTTCAACTGTTTGCCTCTGACAATATCGGCAAGACCATGGAAGGTGATGACAAGAAGCAATGGTTTGATTTTATTCAACAACTGAAACCGTTTGCTATACGCAACAACTTTTCTGGCTTTAGCATCCAAAACATCAATCGATTAAAGTACACCATGCAAGGCATGGCTGCAATCAAGGAAGGCCTGTTTGAGGGCTACTACGGCAATCGTTCGTTTAGCTACAGCGACCAACCTAAACAAACTAGATTGGTTATCAAGCACAGCCGTCCCTTGGGCGAAACTGACGCACGTCATCACAATATCGACAGCCTATATGTTGAGACCGAAGACGGAAGCCGATACAGATTACCGCACCGCAACTTGTCTGCTGGCAAGGCCATGGCACGGCACTGCGCCGAGGGCGGCAATCCGCATGATGCTTTTGGACAGCACATCAATAGCCTGGTGACTGAGCTTGCTACACTGGGTAGATTTATCCGTGCTGCGCGAGGACGCGAGTTTGATGGTGCTGCTGCTGAGTTGGTTGAAACAGCAATACGGCACTATGGTGCACTCAAGACCAAGGCCAAGCAAATGATCAGTCAGCGTGGCTACTACGAATCTAGGGACAGTTTTGACCCTGCTGCTATTTCTGATCGTGAGCTGGCGGTCGAATCAATCCGCAACATGTTTATTGAACAGTCTGTGGATCAGCGTATCGAGGAAGCACTACCGATCCTGGCCCGATTACAGGAACCTGCCGACCCTGCAATGCGAGAAGCAGACGAGTTCGAAAGTTGGGCCGCCGGCATTACTGAAGGAACCTGGGCCTTGCCTGATGCTCCAGACACCCAGCAGCAGCTTAAAAAACTGATGAGCGAGCCACTTGTTGTTGGCCCTGATGCGACCAATGCAACAGAACAACTGTATGACCTAGTTGGTGATGACCAGTTGTTTGACATTCTATCTGATATTGCTGCTCAAAATCCCAATGCCAATGCGTGGGAAAATCCAGAAGTCATGAATCGCTTGGCCGAACTGGGAGTTGATGTACCCAGTGGTGATGAGCAGAATCCTGACCAACCAATTGATCCCAAGGCAGCCGACACTCCGCCTGAGGACGCCATGGGAGAGGATCTGGATACTGATGGGGTCATGATGACCCAGGCCAGCAATATGAGCAGCGAAAGCCGAGAAGTTAACTCGGAATTCACCCGCCTGATGGAGTTGCTCAAACACTAAAATTTAGAGCAATAAAAGTTCCTTTCAGTCTTGTAATACTAAATAAAATCGCATATACTGTACTCAGTACATGCACTTAGGCATTTACTAGGCAACTTAAAGCTAATATAGGCACATGAAAGGAAAATATTATGGCATCTCTAGCTGATATCCGCGCACGTCTTCAATCCGCTGAACAAAACAAAGGCGGTCAATCCCAAGGAGGCGGTGACAACGCAATTTACGCACACTGGAACATGGATGAGGGACAATCGGCAAACGTTCGATTCCTCGCTGATGGTAATCCCAAGAACACATTCTTCTGGGTTGAACGTGCAATGATCAAACTGCCCTTTAACGGCGTCAAAGGTGAAACGGACAATAAGCAGGTTATGGTCCAAGTCCCTTGCGTTGAAATGTATGGCGACTCTTGTCCAATCTTGGCCGAAGTCCGTACTTGGTTCAAGGACAAGAGTCTCGAAGATATGGGTCGTAAGTACTGGAAGAAGCGTAGTTACTTGTTCCAGGGCTTTGTTCGTGAGAATCCTATCTCTGATGACAAGACTCCCGAGAATCCGATTCGACGTTTTATTATCGGACCACAAATCTTTACCGGCATCAAATCCGCACTGATGGATCCTGAACTGGAAGAATTGCCCACTGACACTATGCGTGGACTAGACTACCGCATTGCCAAGACTGGCAAGGGTGGCTATGCTGACTACAGCACTAGCAAGTGGGCACGTAAAGAGTCTGCACTTACGCAAGCAGAGATGGACGCAATCGAGAAGCATGGCTTGTTCGACTTGTCTGAGTTCTTGCCCAAGAAGCCCAGTGATGTTGATCTCAAGGTCATGAAGGAAATGTTCGAAGCAAGTGTTGACGGCAAGCCATACGATCTTGCTCGTTGGGGACAGTACTTCCGTCCAGCTGGCATGAATGCTCCTCAAGGTTCTGCACAACCGGCTGCTGCAACTGAGTCCGCAGCACCTGCAGGCCGTCCTGCAGCAGCACCTGTTGCAGCAGCTGATTCTTCTCCCTGGGAAGATGATGTAGCAGCAGCCGAGAAGTCGTTCTCTACTCCTGTTTCTAAGCCCGCACCAGCAGCAGGTGGGCAAAGTGCGCAAGACATTCTTGCAATGATCCGTAGCCGTCAGAAGTAATCTAAACTAAAGGAGAGACTAGGCATTGTGTCTAGCTCTCCTTTTATTTTTTAAGGAAAAATTATGGGAAAACCGTTTGACGTTTCAAAGTTCCGTAAGGAAATCACCAAGAGTATCGATGGCTTGAGCATCGGTTTCAATGATCCTACAGACTGGATCTCAACTGGCAACTACGCCCTAAACTATCTAATCTCTGGAGACTTCAATAGAGGTGTCCCGCTGGGCAAGGTTACTGTGTTTGCTGGTGAGTCCGGCGCAGGAAAAAGCTATATCTGTAGCGGCAACATTATTAAAAATGCACAGGAACAGGGTATCTATGTGGTGCTGATTGATAGCGAAAATGCGCTAGATGAAAAGTGGCTGCATGATCTTGGAGTTGACACTAGTGATAGTAAATTGCTCAAGCTGTCGATGGCCATGATTGATGACGTTGCCAAGACCATTAGTACCTTCATGGGAGATTACAAGGCATTGCCCGATGGCGAGCGCCCCAAGGTTCTGTTTGTGATTGACAGCTTGGGTATGTTGCTGACCCCAACAGATGTGAACCAGTTCGACGCAGGCGATATGAAGGGTGACATGGGCCGTAAGCCCAAAGCACTTACAAGTCTTGTCCGTAACTGTGTCAACATGTTCGGCAGCTACAATGTGGGGCTGGTGTGTACTAACCACACTTATGCCAGCCAAGACATGTTTGATCCAGACGACAAGATCAGCGGCGGCCAAGGCTTTGTGTACGCAAGCAGCATTGTGGTTGCTATGAAAAAGCTCAAACTCAAAGAAGATGAGGATGGAAACAAGATCACTGACGTGATGGGCATTCGAGCTGCCTGCAAGGTGATGAAAACCCGTTATGCTAAACCGTTTGAAGGGGTGCAGGTCAAGATCCCGTACGAGTCTGGCATGAGTCCTTATTCGGGATTGACTGATCTGATTGAAAAGAACTACATGCTCAAGAAAGAGGGCAACAGCTTGGTGTTTACCACAGGCGACGGCGAAATCATCAAGAAGTTCCGCAAAGCCTGGGAAGCAAACACAGACGGATGCCTTGACAAGGTCATGGCTGATTTTGAAAATCAGATTAAAAAGGTAAGTACACCTGAAATAGAATCTGAAGAGGAATAACATTAGATGTCAGTAGAACTAACACACGATCTTTGGCAAGAGCTTAAACGTTATATCAGCGTGGTTGACAGAGACGAAGCAGCTGATATTGTTGTCAACATGTTGATCGACAACGACTATGATATCACCGATATTCGCCAAGCATTCAAAAGCGACAGTGATGTCAAGCGAGCATTACAGCATCATGTCGACGATGCCGACGAAGATGAAGATGAATTTGACGATCACGATAGCGACGAATACGAGGAATAAGAATGTGGTATAATCGCGTAGTAGCGAGTCTTGCCAACATTCCTGACTTTATTGCTCATTATGAAAATGAGCTAGAGTCAGCTAAACGCGAATGTCACATTAGCGGCCTAGTTGAGACCAACATCAAACAGCTTCCCGGTAATACCGAGCACCGCTTTAACCAGCTACAAGAGATTGAAGCGGTTCTTAATTTTCTTGGCATTCAGTTGAGGAAAATTCGTCGTCGCCACTTTCAAAAGTATTTAGAAAGCTATGCTAGGGCACTGACGTCTAGGGATGCCGAAAAGTATGTGGATGGCGAGGACGAAGTTATCGACTTTGAAACCTTGATCAACGAAGTTGCCTTGCTACGTAATCGCTGGTTAGGTATCCTTAAAGGCTTGGAAAGTAAGAATTTCATGATGGGACATATCGTAAGATTGCGCACGGCTGGAATGGAAGACGTACAAGTATGATACATCGCGGGTTTCGAAATCCACAAGAGAGCCACCAACACAGCTTGAAGACACTGGACTTGCTGTATGAGTTTGACGACTTTATGCTCAGTATCAGCACCCTTGCAGACATGGGGTGCGGGGACGGTATGGACTTAGCCTGGTGGGCATCAAGAACTACCAGAGGCGATAACCCGGTACCTCTAAACATTCAGTGTACCGGGGTAGATACTGCACCAAGATTGGCCGTTGCCGAACAAACACGCAACATACAGTACAAGTCTCAGAATTTCGAAGATCCGATCTTGCTACATAAAATCAAGTATGATATTATTTGGTGTCACGATGCATTTCAGTATGTGTTAAACCCATTTGAAACCTTGCGTAGTTGGAGGTCAGTTGTTAGTGACAGCGGAATGCTGATTCTAGCAATACCGCAAACTACTGTTATGGAGTTTAATGATCAAGAGTATGATCAACCAGACTTCCACTACTACAACTGGACCATGGTAAGTCTAATACACGTTCTTGCAGTCACTGGTTGGGATACTCGGAGTGGGTTCTTTAAAAAGGAACAAAATGATCCCTGGCTCTATGCAATTGTTTATAAAAGTGAGCAAGAGCCCCTGGATCCTAGAACAACCAAGTGGTATGATCTAGTTGAAAAGAACCTGGTTCCTGACACCGCAGTTGGCAGTATACACCGCCATGGCTACTTGCGGCAACGTGATCTTGTAGTGCCCTGGTTAGACGGCAGCTTGACCTGGATGGGACATCAATAGATATGACCACTTTTAAGCCTGACACAACTTATGTATACGAGCGAGATGGCAACACTGTGTATGCTAGAGAACATGGAGCTGACCCAAGCGAACGTACAGCAGTCGGCTGGAAACGCGACGAAAGACTTGCAGAGCTAGCAGATAACATGCTTTGGAGCAATATTCGTCTAGCAGCACAAACCAACCCTGTGTTGCAAGAAATGTTAGACCAAGTTATTATATTATATAAGCTAAGTGACAAGAACCCAAAATAAGTTTCTTACAATCCGGGTAATAATCGTTTGATTGGGTAACCTGTAGCAATCTCCTCTACTGTCCATTCAGTATGCGCAATATCAATCAGCCAGCTGGCTCTATCGGGGCGCACTGGCTTTTCTATTTGTGTTAGATCTAAATTTCCCACAGGTGCTGCTAGACTGCTAGTACCAACAAACACCGGTACTCCGGCTATAACAGCTTGCACCCCTGGTCCACTGTTCCAGTTGATCACAGCCCATGCGTCCTGTAAGCATTGATCGAAATCAAAATCATCATAACTGTTGGCCAACTTTTGTGGCACTTGATATATGCATCCGGGCGGAGGCACAACACGTTGTCTAGGATGTGTGCGTAGTATAATGGGCCGATTGCTGCGGGCCTGCACTTGTTTCACTGTATCGGCTACCCAGGTAGCTGCGTCAGGTTGCGCATGCCATTGCTCGCTATCAGATCTTTGGGTAGCAATTACAATGTTTCTGCCAGTGCTGCGCCAAGGCGTTAACGCAAGTCCTAACTGGGTAACTCTGTTAGCATCTAGCCCTTGCCCCCAGTATGCAATATTACCGGTACCGTTGACTCCTACTTTCCAGGTTTTGCCTCGATCAAGCAGCCCTACTTCAAGCACGATAACAGGGCGCTGATTGTTTCTAAAGTATTGCCAAACCTGTTGGTTGCCCTGCATCCTACCTGCCCAAACCTGACTCCAGATGACAGCAACATCGGCTGTGACGTCATGTGACTGATATTCTAGCCCTAATTGTTTCAACCCGCGTTCAAATGCCTCAAACACAGACTGACTGTTTAGTGCACCAAATTTATTAAAAATACCAAATCGCATATGTTAAATACCTTGCACTTTAATTATGGTAAACAACATGGTTCGTAAATTTGCAGTAGTCACTACGTTTAATCAATCAGGATACAGCCATTACGGTAGTAAAATGATTGATACTTTTCTAGCCACATGGCCGCAAGAGGTTGATTTATATGTATATGCAGAAGATTGTGTGGTACTGCAACTTGACCCTAGATTGCATGTGATTGATCTCAACAGCGCATCGCCGGACTTGGTTGCATTTAAAAAGCAATGGAGTCAAGTGCCCAAAGCAGTCGGGCAGGTGCCAAAAGGGCCAGTTGATTCCAGGGGTAAACAGCACGGAATTGGATTCAAATGGGATGCTGTACGTTTTTCTCACAAGGTATATGCAATATTTCATTGCGCCGGTACACAGCCAGCCGATTGGTTATTGTGGATGGATGGCGACACTGTGTGCCACAGCACAATTAGCCTTGCCCAATTGGGTAAGCTTTGTCCACAGGATAGAGACCTGTGCTTTTTGGGACGTAACCAAAAGTACTCTGAATGTGGTTTGTATGCAATGAATCTTGCTAGGCCGGTTGTGGGAACTTTCTTGAAACTGTTTCAACGCTATTATGATGATGCCGAAAACGGAATATTCACCCTGGATGAATGGCACGACTCATTTGTGTTTGACGCTGTGAGAAAACAATGCACCTTGAACGAATTAGATTGGTCCGGTAATCTGATCACCGGAGAAGGCCATCCCTTGATCAACTCGGAATGGGGTGCATATTTGGATCATCTCAAAGGTGCTAGGAAAGATTTAAAACGTAGTAAACTTACAGATCTTAAAATAAAACGTACAGAAGAGTACTGGCAATGACCTGGACATTTTTAAGCAAGAATAACCAGGACGAGTATATAGAAATGTTTGCTCGAGGATCTGGGTCTGTGCCCACTGCACTAGAAACTTGGCAGTACGAGCATGACCAAAATACAATTGTGGTACGTGGCATAATGAAGCATAAGATTATCAAGAAATGTTGGCAGGATCAACGCCCATTTTTGTACATGGATTCAGGTTACATGGGGAATCGTGCAAGTATTAACAATCCCAGTGGATGGAAACACTATCATCGAATTGTGTTCAATGACTTGCAGCACGATAAAATTATACCACGGTCGGCTGATCGGTGGGAACGACTACAAATTAAAATACAACCCTGGCGCCGTACCGGTAACAAGATATTGATTGCAGCACCTGATGAAAAACCTTGCATATTCTACGGCATTGATCTTGAACAATGGATATCACAAACTGTAGCTACAATAAAACAACATACTGATCGTCCAGTAGAAATACGTCAACGTAATCCTGATAGACAAGTTAGAGTTAAAAATAACTTAGAGTCTGCACTAGACGATGTGCATGCTGTGGTCACATTCAACTCAATTGCTGCCACTGAAAGCATACTAGCAGGTGTGCCGGCGTTTGTCATAGCACCTGCGGCTAATGCTGCAAAGCCAGTCTGCAATACAGATTTAAGTAAAATAGAAACACCCTGGTTACCCGACAGCGATCTGATATATAAGTGGGCTTGCCACCTGGCATATGGACAATTCCATACTACAGAACTAGCCAATGGCACAGCCGCCCGAATACTAAAGGAGACTCTTAGTGCGTGAACAATATGGATGGTACTTTCCGGACATTGAAACACATTTCCCAGAAATGTTAGGCAAGAATATCAAAAAGGGCGGGCCCGCTGAGTATCAACAACCGGTACGACTGCTCAGTTTACAACATGTGAAGAACAAACGAACTGCCCTGGACATTGGTGCTAACGTAGGGTTGTGGTCACGTGACTTAACGCAACATTTTGATCAAGTGATTGCATTTGAACCTGTAGCAATGTTTAGAGAATGTTTACAACGCAATGTTACTGCATCAAATATCACAATAGAGACCGTGGCCTTGGGTGATTCGGAAGGACAGGTGCGCATGATAATTACAGAGGGCAATACAGGCCACACACATGTGGATCCCGCTAGTAACGGTGGCGATACTCGTATTATCCGACTTGACAGTTTAATCTTGCAGAATGTCGACTACATCAAGATCGACTGCGAAGGTTTTGAATATCGTGTGCTACAAGGTGCCCAGCAAACTATACAGCGATGCAGGCCTGTTGTTGTGATAGAACAAAAGCCGCATGATATGTATTCGAAGGAGTATGGTCAGTTTGCTGCAATTGGCCTGCTGGAAGATTGGGGCATGATCAAACTAGATCAAGTTAAAGATGATTGGATCATGGGATGGCAATGAAAATTAGATTTTTCAGTGATGCATATAAAAGCAAACGTGCTAGTCATAGACTACGTGGAGATGTGACATGTCGAGCTCTGATGGAACAAGGTTATGATGCAAAGATACTGACTGACTGGAGTGAGGTTGATTCAGATACTGTTGTTATCTTTTTAAAACGTAGTTCAGTGGCCAGTATACAACGTGCTCGAGACCAGGGTGCCAAAACCATTTACGATCTATGCGATAACAAATTTGAAGAAAAAGGTGAATACGAGCCGTGTTGTCGCCTGGCTGATTTGGTATCTGTTAACAGTGTTAACATGGGAATTAGTACTAAAAATTTCACAGGCAAAGACAGTATTGTGATGCCAGATCCGTTTGAGCGCCCTAAACTGTCTCCAAAATTTTCTCCAGGTGGTGATATCAGTTTGTTATGGTTTGGTTCTCAAAGTAGTTTTAAATTTTTACCTCTATTAGAAATATGGCAACGGTTAGAAAAAGATTC